CATTGGTTGCACCATTGGCAAAAGCATTAGATCCAAAATCAGGGAGCGAAGTTGATTATGGAATCAATGCGAAATGACAGCCAACGAATGGGTTGGTATCGCCGTTGGCGTATGCGGAGTATCAACAAGTTTATTGCTGGGTCTGCGCTGGGTTATTAAATCCTACTTACAAGAATTAAAACCCAATTCTGGAAGTTCGATTAAGGATCAAATTACAAGACTTGAACAGCGTGTCGATGATCTGTTTGTCTTAATCAGTAAGCGATAATTTTAATTATGGCGAACACACGAAAACCTATCAAACGCAAAAAGATCAATCGTCGAGTCGTTCGCCAATCTCCTGAACCATTATCAAAGATCGATCAGCATTACACCGCATTACACGAATGCTATAAAGCAGCTAGAAAAGCAGGATTCACACCTGAGCACGCTTTTTGGTTGATGACTGAACATAAGACATTTCCTGATTGGATTGTGGGCGATGGTGGGATTATTCCTTCCATAGATCCAACTGACGATGAGGATGACGATTAAGCGATACTTGGTTATTTCGGATTTACAAATCCCATACCACCATGAAGTAGCAGTCAAGAATGTAATTAAGTTAGCCAAGCGAGAGAGGTTTGATAGTGTCCTTTGCGTTGGCGATGAAATCGATTTCCAAACAATTAGCCGATGGGCTGAGAAAACACCTTTGGCTTATCAACAAACTTTGGATGATGACCGCACAGCTACTCAAGAGATCCTTTGGGCTCTCACAGAGCACAGCCGAGAAGCTCATATTATCCGCAGTAATCATACTGATCGCTTATATAACACTTTATTAAAAGTTCCGGGAATGATCTCACTTCCCGAATTGCAGTATGCCAAGTTCATGGATTTTGAATCTATGGGCATTACTTTCCATAAACAATTTTATGAATTTGAAAAAGGCTGGATCTTGGCTCATGGCGATGAAGGCAACATGAATCCCAACGCTGGACAGACTGCCCTAAATCTTGCCAAAAAGGCAGGAAAGAGCGTGGTTTGTGGTCATACTCATAGACTAGGTATGTCAGCCTACTCAGAGGGGCTCTACGGGGCTTACAGACCCCTTTACGGGGTTGAAACAGGCAACCTTATGAACAGGGCAAAAGCCTCCTATACTAAAGGCTTGGCTAACTGGCAAATGGGCATAGTTTTGATGGAATGGGATGGCAAGAATATGAGCGTGCAGATGATCCCAATTAACAAAGATGGCAGTTTTACAGCTGTTGGAAAGTCTTATGGGGCGTGAAACCGATTATCACGAACGCACGATTGATGACCATATCGATGATTTTGAGGATATTAGCGTTATCTAATCGTTATACAACACTCCGAAAGAAAATAACCAAGCGTCCTTGATCTAGGTCATACTTTATGCATCACCCACAAGATATGTGGTGGATATGTAAGGGAGCAACATGGATCTATATGGGGAACTGAGAGATTTTGGCTATCTCTGGTTATTAGGAATGACAGCTGCTGCAATTTGCTGGTGGCTTGTTTTGGAAATTAGAGATACCGCATTCCAGAATGGTTACTGGAAGGGTCGGGCTGATGGCTGGAATATGCACCGCAGAATGATTACGATTAAGCAGCAATCAGATGAAGTCTTTGATTATGACAAAAACTGAGCAACTCTTTGATGAAGCCATCACAACTATCCAGTCAAGAGGTGTCGTGTATGGGCATCCTTTTTACAACATGGAGCGAATCTCAAAGCTGGTCAGTTCGTATTTGGAATACCCAGTCATGCCTCACGACATCTGTATCTTTAACATCTTGCAAAAAATTAGTCGTTTGCAGGAAAGCCCAGGACATCACGACAGTCTTGTGGACATTGCAGCATACATCGGTATTTACAAAACAGTTTACGATGCCGAAATCGACAGCGACTTCAAAAAAGGAGATGATCTCTAATGGCATTCAATCTTGAGGATTACGAGGATGTGGCTACTTTGAACAAATGGTTTATAAGTAACTTTCCGTCCGGTCGATCAGATATATCAGTCATAAGTCATGATGGTGAAAAAGGTTATATCTTGGTGCAAGCAACTCTTTGGCGAGATAGCAAGGATGAGCAACCATGCGTTTCTAACATAGCCTTTGGGTCTAGGGAAACTTATATTCCTAACATGAAGAAGTTTTATGTTGAGGATACTGCCACAAGCGCATTGGGTAGAGCAATTATTCTACTTAAGGGATCTGACAAAACTGCTACCAAGGATGACATGCGAAAGGTTGAATCTAATCCATCATTTAAGGACAAGCTAGAAAGCCGGCAAAATATGTATGGAAAGCCCGGCTCTAAGTCAGCACAAATTGAAACAATTCTAAGAGATAGTTTTGCAGCTGATAAGAAAGAGCCTGAGCCTGTTGCTTGGTCTGTCGGTGATGTTGTTGCTGAGATAGGTGCATCAATACCTAATGAGCCACCTGCATGTCAGCATGGGCATATTCTTAAAGAGGGCATCAGCAAGGGCGGAAAGCCATATCGGGGTTATGTATGCAAATCAAAAGAATGTCCACCAAAGTGGGCAAAACTTACAGCTAATGGAAAATGGTATTTTGAAGGAGGTGAATAAATGGGTGAATTACAAATCATTGACGGCTCTGGTCTAACTGCAACTTTTACAGATGATGGAGTTAAGGTAGAGCCATCAACAACATATTGCGACTTATGCAACGATGACAGATTACTTCATGAGGGCGATCTGCTTCGATGCTATAACTGCCACGCAATCAATCGAATTCCGTATCATGCCTAATTACGATTACGAATGTGATGGCGAGGGATTGAGTATTGTATTGGATCTTCCAATGGAGCACGAAATCCCTTGTTGTCAAGGATGTGGGGCTAAATTAAGGCGTGTCTATACAGCTGTTCCAGCAATTTTTAAGGGTGATGGATGGGCAGGTAAGAAATGAAAATCCTATTGGCATGTGAGGAAAGCCAAACTGTTTGCCAAGAGTTTCGGAATTTAGGTCATGAGGCTTATTCAAACGATATTCTTGAAACATCAGGCAATAATCCTGAATGGCATTTGCAAGGTGATGTTCGGGATTATCTTTACCAGGATTGGGATTTGGTAATTGCCTTTCCGCCTTGCACAGACTTAGCATCATCAGGAGCTGCTTGGTTTGAACAGAAACGCAAGGATGGTAGGCAGCAAGCATCAATTGATTTCTTTATGTTATTTACTAAATTAGATTATCAGAGGGTAGTGATAGAGAATCCAGTTGGAATAATGAGTACTCAATACCGAAAGCCTGATCAAATAATCCAACCGCATCAGTTTGGTGATCCTTTTGAAAAACGAACTTGCTTGTGGTTAAAGGGTTTGCCGTTACTTAAAGCAACCAACCAGGTTGATCCGGAGGCTAGGACTACCTATAAAAGTGGTAAATCAATGCCTACTTGGTATGCCAATGCTTGGGGTAAGCCTAAAGCTGAACGATCTCGTATCCGATCTAAAACCTTTCCAGGTATTGCTAAGGCTATGGGTCAACAATGGGGCAATCTTGGTTAATTTTAGATGCAACTTCTGTTCAGCCAATACTGAGTTTGAATGGCTTGATGGCTACCCAGAAGCTGATGGCTTTAGAGTTTATATGTGCCTTAAGTGTTGCGCTGTGGGAACAAAGAATCTAGCAGAATCAACTGACACACAAGAGCCTGTAATGCGCTGCACTAAATGTGGGTCTTGGATGTTTGCAGATAAGGAGTGCCATACATGTGCGCTAATCATGACGAAATGACGCATCAAATCAATTGGGCTTATCAGAATGAATTGCGTAAGCAATGGCTGCTTGATAACCCTGATTCACAATACATAGGATGGATGTCAATATGAAAGACACGCTGACACGCCGTCAGATTTGGAGTGATGTGATACCCTTAAACGCAAATTCGCTTTCAGAGCGAAAGGGCGATCTGCGAAGCAGAAAGATCGCAAGGTTTGGTTTGGTGATACCTCTGTTCATAGTCTTGAACATAAGCCTTTTAAAAGATGATTCCGTTGCTAAATCTTGGTCAATAGATACATTAAAGCAATATACATTTCATCAGCTTGATTACTCATTTGAACAGTTCTATTGTGTCGATGAACTCTGGTATAAAGAGAGTCGCTGGAATTACAAAGCAAAGAACCCTAAGTCAAGTGCATCAGGAATTCCACAGATATTAGGATTAAAAGAAACTAATCCAGTTAAACAGATAGATAGAGGATTGGCTTATATCAAACACAGGTATAGTAATCCTTGTAATGCACTAAAGCATCATAAGATTAAAGGGTGGTATTGATGAGTAAGTCAGCTCTACGATCTACTGGTAGCACACACAGATGGCGACAAATAAGAAGTCGTATATTGAGGCGTGATCAGTTTATCTGCCAATACTGTAATCAAGAGGCTACTACTGTGGATCATGTAATACCTAGGAGATTAGGTGGTCTTGATAGTGATGATAATTTAGTTGCTTCATGTCGTAGATGCAATCTAAGCAAGGGTGGGCGGTTTTTTGTGAGCCAGCGGACACCACCGACCCCCCTCTCTTTCCCTCTTCTCT